CTTAGGGTTTGCAAACCCATCCGGCTGCCCATAGTGTCCATCAGCAATCCTGCCGTTCCTGCCGCGTAGCAAGATGCGTGTGCCGTCTGTGGGTGCAGTCTCAATCGGCTTCAATTTCATGTGACTGCCTCGAAGATTGTGCTAGATGCAGAAACACCAAAGCGCGCCCAGTTGGATGGTGAATAGAACTGAACGGTTTTTGCGATCCTGACGATGTGCTCAGCCCCGAATCGGAACGAATTACCCTGGTACTGGCGGGGCTTCGTCAGCTTCTTATCCAGGCAAGTGGCGCCAACCACGCGCCCGTCATTCAGGCGAACTCCGTGGCGCAAGGCGCGCCCGCAGTGATCGCAGTTGCAGTCGCTCTCGTAACCAACAATTGCTATCTGAGTCATATCCTTTCCTCTCGAGTGATGCCCGGCGAACCGGTATCTCGGTTGTCTTCCCAATGCCGACTCATCGAATCGGCATCAGTGAATGTTCCGTTCTCCGTTGCGCGCTATGCCGAGTCGTCTCAGGCCCTGGTCAGCTACTGGCGTATTCCAGGGAGGCGGTTGCGCAACTTCGCGTGGCTGCATGTGGAGCCACGGCCAGTTCCAGAGCTGGCATGGGGCGGGGAATTTGGTGAGCGCGCTGTACCTTTCGGGACCCCGCCGCGCTGATCTTGAGTTGTGAAAGAGCGATGGGCTTTTCAGGCCCTGACGCGGTGCTGCTGCGTCGATGGGTGAACATTAACCGCCGGTAGATTGCGTGTCAACACCGCCGGTTAATATTTTTTCGATAGGCGAACGAAACCGCCCCGAGGCTCCGCCGAGGCCCTATTGAGGGAATCAGGAATCAGGAATCAGGAATCAGGAATCAGGAATCAGGAATCAGGAATCAGGAATCAGCCGGGCTCGACATGGCCTAGGACATGCCTAGGCCCGTACATTGGCTGGATGGTGCGGAATAGAAGGGTTTGCGGCTATTTCAGCCGAGTGCGCCGCCGCGCCAGATCACTCTGCCGATGATAGGCACATCGTGCATTGATGCCGGAGAGACTTCTTCGTCCGGGTAGCGCGCCTTGTCTGGGTTGTCGCTGCGAATCAGCCAATTGCCAGATATCTGCTGAGCCATTCGCTTGATGCTTATGCTGCCGTCTGGTCGCCGGATCGCATACACCTGGCGGTCACGCGGAATGGTGTCTGCGCTATCGAACAGCACAACGTCACCCTCGAAAATGTATGGCTCCATGCTGCTGCCGGTGGCGTAGATGACAAACAGGTGCTGCGGCTTGGCGCCCATGCGGCGCAGCCAGTCACGCTTGAATGCCAGTCCGCCAGTGACTTCGACGTGATCATTCAGCGCGCCATCACCGCAGGCGCCGCGTGCATCGTACTGCGGTATCAAGGCGTAATCGTTTTCGCTGGGCGAATGTCCAGGGCCTGGCGATCGCTCGCTGACCACAAGGTCATGGGTGGCGCTATCGATCTGATAGCTGACCTTTGCAGCCTGCGCCATTGATGAGAGTTCGGCGGCAAGGCGCGGGCTGAACCGATCAACTGGCTCGTCGATCATGACGCTCAGGACAGATGCAAACCTGGCGTTCAGCGGATTGGTGCCGTTCAGGTACATGGCGACGGCTGCCGGCGATATCTCTGCGGCATCGGCCAGCTTTGCCTGCGTTAACCCAAGGGGGCCTTTCTTCGACATGAAGAGAGCCTTGGCCGCTTCGCACTCGGCTCTCTGTTCTGGCGACAACTCTTTCTTTCTGCTCATGCGCGCAATTTAAACCGTTCGTTAATTTCTTGCGCCAACCGGCGGTGTTGCAAACTTCCTAACCGGCGGTTAAGATTCGCTCAGGTTCACCAAATAGAGATGCCGGAATGAAGAAAAAACCATTGCCAGACCTCGTTGCCGAGAAGGGTCAGGCAGCCGTAGCGAAGGCTTTGGGCGTCAGCCCGGCGGCCATCAGCAAGGCCCTGAATGCAGAGCGGGAGATCGTTGTGACCGTGAATCGCGATGGCTCCATGACGGCTCAAGAACTCAAGCCGTTTCCATCCCAAGCCAAGCGTGCGGCGTAGCCAGAAAAGGAAATCGACCATGTACCACGACCCCAAGCATCTGCGTGACCACATCACGAAGGTTCGTCTCGACGAAGACACCGACGAGCTTCTGCAGTCGTTGGCGAAATTCCATCGCACCCAGAAAGCCGTACTGGCTCGCGAGCTTTTGGAAGCCAGCCTGCGGGACATGCTTTCTCGTCTTGAGGATACCGAAGCAGAGCAGATGGCCTGAAGGCCTCAAAGGGGGCCTCATGGCTGAACAAGAAGTCGCTCTTGATGAGCGCTACCAGCGCGCATTGCATGAGCTAGCAAGGCAGGAAGGCAAGTCGCCAGAAGACCTGGGCGGCGAACTGATCAGGGATCAACTGCGGAAGATCACTGAGCCGAAAGGCAATACCGGAAAGGTGCAGCCGTTTCGGAGGAGGGCAGGCCCTGAAAAGGGGCCGAAAAATGGGCAATAAAAAACCCGGTGGGAAGACCGGGTTTCTCAACAGCAACAACTGAAGTCGGAGTCAATTATGCAAAACATCATCACCGCTGGCAAGTCCCTGAAGATGAGCAGTCGCGAGATTGCCGAGCTGGTCGGCTCGCGCCATGACGACGTTAAGCGCTCTATCGAAAGGCTTTCATCCCGACAGCTGAATGCCGACGGGACGGTCAAGCGTGAGCCGGTAATTGTCCAACCGCCAATGGCGGACGAACAATCTGTGGATGCAATGGGCCGCAGCCGGACCACTCAGGTCTACCAATTCACCGGTGAGCAGGGTAAGCGCGACAGCATCGTGGTCGTCGCTCAGCTCTCGCCTGAATTCACCGCCGCGCTGGTGGACCGCTGGCAGGAGCTGGAGTCGGCGAATCGCGTCCGGCTGCCCGACTTTACTAACCCGGCAGAGTCGGCGCGTGCATGGGCAGAACAGTACGAGCTTCGCGCCATCGCACAGCAGGCCTTGGCAATCGCCGCGCCGAAGGTTGAGTTCGTCGACCGCTACGTTGAGAACACCGGCACGCTGACCTTCCGCCAGGTGGCCAAGCTGCTCAAGGCCAATGAGCGCGTGCTGCGTCAGCTGCTCATCGACGGCCATGTCATGTACCGCCTCAACGGCGTGATGACCCCCTACCAGAACCACATCGACGCCGGCCGCTTCGAGGTGAAGACCGGCACTTCCGAGCGCAATAACCACGCCTTTGCACAAGCCCGCTTCACGCCGAAGGGTGTCCAGTGGATTGCTGGCTTGTGGGCGTCGCACACCATGCAGGAGGCCGCATGATGGCCAGATCCCGGAACATCAAGCCTGGGTTCTTCCAGAACGAAGACCTGCAAGAGCTCGACTTCGCCACTCGACTTTTCTTCATCGGCCTCTGGACTGAAGCTGATAAGGAAGGCCGCCTCGAAGATCGCCCGAAGAAGCTGAAGAACGCACTCTTTCCGGCTGACGACGTGGAAGTCGAGCAGATGCTGGAAGGGCTGGCCGCATACGGCTTCATCAGCCGCTATGAGCGCGCCGGCAAGAAGATCATCCAGATCGTGAAGTGGGCCAAGCACCAGAACCCCCACCGCCGCGAAGCGCCGAGCACTCTGCCTGCCGAGACCGATGAAGTCGTGGAGGAAGAGCAGCAGGCCGAATCAGGGCCTCAAAAAGCTGACACCGAGGATGCCTTCGAAACCTTCTGGAAGCTGTACCCGCGTAAGTGCGGGAAGGAGCCGGCCCGCAAGGCATTCGCCAAGATAAATCCATCTCCCGAACTTTTGGCGCAGATGGTCGAGTCGCTCGCCAAGCATTGCGCGTCGACTGGCTGGACGAAGGACGATGGGCAGTTCATCCCGCACGCCTCTACCTGGCTGAACCAGAAGCGCTGGAACGATGAGGTGAAGCCGGCAGGCAATGTCCACCAGTTCCCTGGCGCATCGCGTCACACCGGCTTCGCTGAGCGCGACTACAAGGCAGGCCTGACTGAGCGGGAGGATGGCACCTATGGCTTCTGAATTGAGCACTGCGCTGACCGATCTCGACCGCCGTTTCGGGGTGACAGGCAAAAAGCCAGCCGTCTGCGAGAAGCACGGCGACTACATCTCTGTTCTGCGCGATGGGCATGAGCCGAGTTCTTGCCCGACCTGTTTCGCTGAGGTGCGCGCCGAAGAGGATCGGCTGAACAAGCTGCGTGACTTCGCGCACTGGCAGCTCCAGAAGGCGCGCATTCCTCGCCGATTCGCCGAGAAGTCGTTCGCCAACTACGAAGCCAGCACGCCCGAGCAAAAGGAGGCGCTCGAAATCTGCCAGGCATATGCCGACAACTTCGAGGAGCACCTGAAGGCTGGGCGCTGCATGTTGCTGCTCGGCAGCCTGGGCACCGGTAAAACGCACCTCGCCATCGCCATCGCCAACCGCCTGATTCACAAGAAGGGCATCTCGGCAATCTACCGCACTGTTGGCGGCGTGCTGGCTGAGATTCGGTCGAGCTATGACGCTCGCGACGTGACCGAGGAGGAGGTCATGCGCAGTCTGATCGCCCCGAAGCTGCTGATCCTCGACGAGGCGGGCGCCACGAAGCCGAGCGAGTTCGAGCTGGCAACCCTGTTCCGCATCATCAACGGTCGCTATGAGCAGCTTCTGCCGACCATCGTTATCTCGAACCTGCCGGCTGATGAGCTATCGGCTGCGCTTGGCGAGCGCTGCGTTGACCGCCTGCGTGAGGGTGGCGGCTTTGCCATCGGCTTCGATTGGAAGTCTGCGCGCGGGAGGGCTAAGGCATGACCGCCTCCATCGGCACCGGCCGCCTGCACGAGGGCGGCCTTGACTGCCGGAATCTCTGCGAAATCTGCGGTACCAGCCGCACCACTCGCCGGCACCAAGCCTGCGCGCAGATCCGCAAGGCCATCTACTCCGCGCCAGCCGCTCAGCGCCTAGAGGTTCAGGCACTCCAGCGCCAGGGCTACCGCCCTCAAGCAATCACCGGGGCAGGCATAGGCCTATCCCGCGGCAATGACCATCGCGTCGTCTGTGCTGACGGAAGCACCCAGCGCGGCGTAGGAGCACGTAA